ACAGAGGACTATGCCTTTGTGATGACTGGCACTAGCTTCTTCTCGATTGCTCGGTGTACAGACGCTGCCAAGATTTCTAAGAAGATAACCTACGACAACTACCGCTATGTCTTTGGGGCTAACTTTCAAGATACTCAGGTCGTGAAGTCTACGGAGCGCTTGGCTACCTTAAAGGTATGGGAAGAGCCTGTAGACACCGCCTACTATGTCATAGGCGCAGACCCTGCTTACGGGTCAAGCGACTGGGCTGATAGATTCTGTATTCAGGTCTATCGTTGCTACTCTGACGGCATGGAGCAAGTAGCTGCCTTTGCAACCTCTGAACTCAACACCTACCAGTTCGCTTGGGTCATTGCCCACCTTGCTGGCGCATACAAGAACTCAACCCTTAACCTCGAAGTCAACGGACCGGGACAAGCGGTCATCAACGAGTTGCGTAACCTAAAGAGACAAGCGGCAGCTATGGCTGGCGAAATCGGCAGACAGTTGATGGATGTCTATGGGTCAATGTCCAACTACATCTGGAGAAGAAACGACACGATGGGTGGACCATCCAACTCTATTGGCTGGCTGACAACTGTGCAGACCAAAGAGCGTATGTTGTCTTACATGAAAGACTACTTTGAGCGCGGGATGATGGCGGTCTACGACATGGAAACCCTAGAGGAGATGAAGACCATCACTAGAGAGGGTGGGTCAATCGCTGCCTCTGGACGCAACAAGGACGATAGGGTTATTGCTAGTGCCTTGGCAAGCGCTGCCTACGCAGAGCAACTCCAACCTCGCCTCATTATGATGAAGATAAGCCGAGCAGTCTCTAGGGCGCAAGAGGATAAGACCCCAGAGGAGATAGCCGTAGGGCGCAATGTCTCAGACTACCTCAAGAGAATAGGCGTGTATGGCACTCAATAATGTCTTGCCAAAGAAAGAACTCTTGAGAGTCATCAAGCGCTTTATCAAAGACAAGAACAGAGGCATCTCTGTCAAACTCTTTGCTGAACTCTGTGGGGTAGACAAGGAGCATTTGCTCGATGTTTTCTACTACCGCATCCATCCATTGACCGAATATATGCAGATTCGGGTCAACAAAGGCTATCAAGCATGGCTCAATGGCGAAGTCGCTGTCATGCAAAACCGAGATAACACACGCTTTGTCCAGTACAGGCGTGAACCAAAGCCCAGACTAGCCAGAACTACTGGTTTACACCTAGTCAACGGGGAAATAAGGATTAAGGTAGGGGTGCGTAATCGTGGGGATTACTCTGCTCAGACCTTAGATGAAGCACTTGAAAGGGGATAAATATGGCTGTGCTAAAAGACTATAAATGCGATAAACACGGGTATTTTGAGAGTAGAAAGCCTCAATGTCCGATGAAAAACTGCTCTGAAGAGGTCTATGTAGTGTTCTTGCAAGCACCGGGGCTAATAACGGACGCTACAAAGAAAAATGACAAGAATATCAAGCAGTTAGCGATGGATTTTGATATGACAGACATCAAATCCGCCCGTGAGGGCGAAAATCAGTCAGGATTCTTCACACGCAAGAACAAAACAAGCAAACAACAACTTGAGAAGGAAGCCAAAGCTGTTGCCGAGCAACCAAGGCAGCCAAGACCGGGGGATGCTGCCATTTGGGGTGGTGATAACCGTTTTAGCATGGCTAATCTGCTCAGAGGCAACGCAATTCGCCCAGTTGCTGACGAAGCAGTATCATTCAATCCGAAACAGGCTGGTAATTTGACAGGACCAAAGGCTGCAAGTTACATTAACGACCACCAAGGTCTTACCATTGAGAAATAATGCGGATACCTTCCAACGATTTACTAAGAGAACAGTTCTGCCGTGACTTGATTGAAAAGTGCATGGTGTCTTTGCAAGAGCGCAAGGGTGACTACGCTGCTTTGCGTTCTTGGTTTCTCTTTGGTTCTGGTCCTGATGAGACTCCAACTATCTTCAACAAGATTTATCCGCACATTGACCAGCTCACATCGTTTCTCTACTCAGCAGAAACAACACGCTTCTCTATCAATGTCGGTGCTTCTGTTCCCAACGAAGAACACATCAAGATTCCAAGACTTACCCTTGCCCTCAATGACGAGTGGTTGAACTCCAACGCAGACCAAGTGTTTAGTTCAGCCCTCACATGGGCGCTAGTCTTTAATTCGACATTTATCAAACTTGTCTACAACAACGGCATCCACCCGTACATGGTCGAGCCAGCCAGCATTGGCGTATTGCGTGAAGACACCCCCTATACAGATAGGCAAGAAGCCCTTGTTCAAACTTACTACATCACGAAGTCGGAACTCTATGCCCGTCTGTATTCCCATCCCAAGCGTGACTCCATAGTCAAGCGGATTACGACTAGCGTACACACCAAGACCGATGACATTCCAGAGGGCATGGACAGACTCATCATGTCTCAGTCCAACCCAACCATCTACGGAAACGTCAACCTAGACCTCTTTGGCATGAACCGCTACAAAGCCCGTGTAGCCGAAGAAACCGTCAAGATGTATGAGTTATGGGTCTGGAACGATGAGACTGAGGACTATCAGGTCATCACAATGGCTGACCCAGATGTGTTCATCTATGACAGAACTGGCAAAGAGATGTTCTTAAAAGGCGAGTTGCCATTTGTGCAAGTCTGCCCGAACCCTCAGTTTGACTACTACTGGGGTCAGTCTGAAGTACAAAGACTTATCTTCCTACAACAGTTACGCAACAACCGCATGACTGAAATCCTTGATTTGCTCTCCAAGCAAGTCAGCCCACCGACTGCTCTGACAGGCTTTACGGGCATCTTGGATGAAAAGAACTTTGCTCTCAACCGCGCTGGTGGCTTACTAGCAACGGATATGCCAAACGCCAAGGCTGAGAGACTCGCCCCAGAAATGCCCTCATCCTTGTTTGAGGTCATTCACGAAGTAGACAATATGTTCTCAGAAGCCTCTGGCATCTCCTCGGTCTTGCAAGGCAAGGGAGAGTCTGGGGTTCGTTCTTCTGGTCACGCCTCTCAACTTGCCCGTCTAGGGTCAAGCCGAGCCAAGAAACGCGCCCTGATTGTTGAAGACTCGCTAGAGAAAGTGGCAACGCTCTACCTCAAACTGATGCAAGCGTATGACAAGACGCACTTTAAGGACGAGGACGGACACCCATTCATTGCCGAGCAGTTCACCAAAGACTATGTGGTCAAGGTCGATGCCCACTCTAACTCGCCTATCTTCACAGAGGATTTGAGACAGTTAGCGTTCAATCTGTTTAAAGCCAAGGCTATTGACACCGAGTCCTTGCTTGACTTGCTAGAGCCTCCGATGAAACAATTACTCAAGGACAAGCTCAAGAAGAGAGAGATGCAACAAGCCTCTCAGCCTCAGCAACAAGAGCCACCCAAGAAATCCAAACCTGATTTGAAGGCACTCTAATGGCAACTCAGCAACTCACACCCAAGGCTGACCAACCCCGTGTTACGACTGGAGAACTCAGTCGAGCAGAGAGAGCTGGTGCTGGTGGTCAGTTGCAATACAAAAATGTTGATGTTAGAGTCAACCCCGCCCGTCAAGCCGCAAGGCAAGAACGCGCCATGAAAAGATACTAGGAGAAACCATGTACGGCAAAAAAGCTAAACGCGGTCGCAAGTCTTGCAAGTAATTTCCCGCAAGGAAAAGGGTATGGCTGCTTCCCCTTGTAAGTAAGTGGCCGCCTCAGAACCAAGGAGCGCAATATGCGTAAAGGTCGTAAAGGTCGTAAGAGCCGCAAGTAATTAGCGGGGGTTTCGCCCCTTCTAATTGCACGGTTTGACCGTTCAAATTCCTTTGGGGGGCTGGAATCAAAACTTGCCCCTCACTTGACAAATTACAATAGTTTGGTTTAATCCGAACTGTTTAGATAATAGAGGGCATTTATGGCAGACGAAAAAGTGTTGGATTTGATTCGCGCACAACAGGGTGGAACTCCCGCGCCAGCATCCGAAGCATCTATGTCAGATGCGTCAACACCCCCGATGTCTTCCCCTATGTCTACACCCGAACCCAAGATGGGAAACAAAGAGGGTGCATTAGTTAACATAAGTATGGCGATGGACTTGATTGAACAAGCCTTGCCAAGCCTCGGTAGTGAGTCCGAGGAAGGTCAAAAGGCACTTGCTGCCATTCGTAGTCTGACTGGACTACTTGGACCGAAAAAACAAAAGACAGACGCATTGCAGCAATCTGAGATTATTCAGATGCTACAGAACTTGCCCCAAGCTGGCGGTGGTACGCCAGAAGGTCGTGCAATGGCTCAAGCCCCGGCAATACCCAACCTACCGCCAATGCCGGGCGCAGCCCCTAGCCCCATGTCGATGACAGGCGCTGGTGGAGGCGGTGCTTCTCCTCAACCAACTCCAATGTAAAGGAAGTCTTATGACTGATTTATTCAAACCCCGTGGCGCTAACAACCCACGCAGACCTACAGACAACAACCAACAAAATGGTGTTGTAACCAACACTCCTCGCTACTCACAACTGGGTGGCTTGGACCAAGCAAACGCTATCGGTGCTAAGAACAAGATGCAAGTTCAAAAGCCCGGTGACGGTAAAAAAGTAATCTGATTTTCTTAGGGGATAACTATGAGTTTAGAAGATATGAGCTTTGAGCAACGCGACCAAATGGCGTTGTTAATGCGTGAGTTGTCTGACAATCCTGAGACTCGCAAGGAAATTCTGCGTTTGACCAAGAAAGTCAAGCCCGGTCTAGTCATTCCTGAGTTAGAGATTGAAGAACACACAAGCACGGCTGTTTCTGCTGCCAACAAGCGTGTCGAGGAATTAGAAGCCAAGATGCGTGAGAAGGAAGCACTAGCAGACCTTGAGGCTCGCAGAATGAAGCTCATCAAAAAAGGCTTGATTCAAGACGAAAGTGACATTGAACAAGTCGAGAAAATAATGCTTGATAAGGGCATTACGAATCACGAATCGGCTGCTGAGTATTGGAATTGGATGAAACAATCCGCAGTACCCACGCCAACTGGCTACAACCCAAGTGCTGTTGCGAAGTTCGACTTAGGTAAATACTATAAGAACCCAATCATGGCTGCGAGGGACGAAGCCTCTAAAGCGCTCAATGAGTTGCGGAGAAATCCAAAACCCATTGGTTTGTAAACAGGGGATATTTTTTCTAGGAGATAACCATGCCTATTGGTGGCGGTATCGTTCCAGCAACGGGGTCAACCCAATATACGGAGTTAACTTACGTTACCCGTAGGGCATTTATCCCTAAGTTGGTCGTTCAACTTTATAACTCTACACCCTTGATGGCAGCGTTGATTGCTAACAGTCAACAAGCATCTGGTGGTGTTTCTTCTGTAACCGTTCCCGTTCAGGGCGCTCAGTTTGTCAATGCCCAATGGTCTGACTACTCTGGTTCATTCAACCAGCCTTCAGTCCAGCAAGGTGCTTTCAACGCTGAGTTCGACTTGAAGCTGATGATTGCTCCAGTTCCCTTTTTGGGAATGGAAGGTGCAGTTCAGCAAGACGCTGCAATCATTCCTTTGATTGAAGCACGGATGAACGATGCAACCAACGTGATGATGGATGCAATGGCTACCGCCTTGTATAACAACAGCACGAACACGCAACAGTTCACAGGACTTCCAGCAGCCGTTTCTGCCTCTGGCACTTATGGCAACATCAGCCGTTCTTCCTACAGCTGGAGGCAGTCAAAGGCTTACTCAGCTGGTAACGTCAACCCAACCCGTCAAAACATCTTGCAGTACATCTCTGGTACTGTGAAGAATGGTGCTGAAGTGCCTTCTTTCGGTGTTTGCGGATTCGGTACTTGGACGCTTCTTGCCCAAGACTTTGTTGGTCAAGAGCAATATGTAATCACCCCCGGTCACGGATTCGATGGTGATGCCAACGGTCCTCAAGCAGCTTTCCGCGCTTTGATGGTTGCTGGTGTGCCAATCTACCCAGACCCTTACTGTCCAGAAGGTACGGTGTACTTCCTGAACACTAACTATCTCTCGCTCTACGTCCATGAGCAAGGTTCGTTTGTGTTTACAGGGTTTGAGTCCACTCTCCCCAACTGGCAAATCGGTTATGTCGGTGCTGTATTGATGATTGCTGAAATGGTTTCTACGAAGCCTAAGTCAATGTCAGTAGTGTCGGGTTACAACTCTTTGTCACTATAAGGAGCAATTAACCATGTCATTAGCATCAAACAAAATCATTCTCTCTGGTTCGTCAACCAATGCAGCTGGTGCTTACTACCAAGCCTACGCTGCTGGCAATGCGACTGTTACCCTTCCAGCTGGTATTTATGTCATTCCACCCACAGCTAATGTGACGATTGAACTCAATACCAACACATCGGGCAACATCAGCAACGCTAGTTACCAAGTTATTGTTGCTAACAATACTGGTGGCACATTCATTGCTGACGGTACTAACGTGAGAGCAAACGTATTGGCTGGCACTCCAACCATTACCTTGTTTGCTACAAACGGTGGTCAAGCTGTCTCTGGCACATACAACAGTTAAGGAGTTGTCATGGCAAATGCAGACTCAGTTGGACAAAATACGCAAGATAGTTTTAGCAATTACCGCCTTGGCGTTATTCGCGCTACAAGCCTGAATACTGCTGGCAACGCTGTTATTACTATCCCGTTTTTGGGTGGCGGTCTGACAAATAGTGGCAGCACGGCAACATCTGGTGAGGTTATTGTTCGCAGAATTACTGTGCAAAACCCCTCTGGCTCTGTTGCCTCGGCAAATATATCTTTTGGTCTTACCAATGATGGTGGCAACTTAATTACGGCTAACACCGTTGTTTCAAGTGTTTCCGCAGCTGGTAAGTTCCAAGATATTTCTGTAAGTGCTACTTATCAGACTACAGCCATAACAGGAAATGTAACTCAATGCCTCTATGTCAATATCAATACTGCGTCTGGTAACGCCAACACAGCAGATATTGTCATTTGGGGTGATGTAGTGAGCTTCTAAACCATGCAAACCTTATATGTGACAAATAGATGGGAAAAACCCATCACTTTCTCTTACGCATACAAGCCTTATACCTTCCCAGTAGGGCAGACGGTAGAAGCGCCAGAGGATGCGGTTTGTCACATATTTGGTCATGGTGACCCCAATAAAGAACAATACATGGCTAGGCTTGCTTTGATTAAGACAAGAAACGATATTCCTGAAGGGTTGAAGATTTTGTCTAAGATTGAAATCTCTGATAAGCCTCCCATTCAGAACCACTTGTTATCCCCGGTGGTTGAGCGAGTACCCCTTCCCCCCAAACGGGTCGGGGGAAAAGTCAACGCGCAACACGATGGATAACGCATGGCTCAAACACTCCAAGGCTATATCACGCAAGTTAGATATTTGCTGCATGACGCGCAAGCTAACTTCTACACTAATGACCAGTTAATTGGTTA